GCAATGGGTAGAGGTTGTCGAGGAGATCAGAGCCAAGTGTTACAGCCTTATCCTTGACTTGGTATCTGATGTTGTGATTGACTATGTCAAGGGTGATAGTGATGAAGACTAAGGCGGGTATGACTAGGCTATTCTGGTATGAAGTCGAGACGAATAAACTAACAGCACTAGGTTATTCTCAGGGTGAAGCACACAAGATAGTCATGAATAGATTCTTATCCATGTCTAGCGTAGAGTGGAAGGATGAAGAATGGAGGGATGAGTTAGATGAGAACACTTCCTGATCTTGACAATGCAAACTGTAAAGGATTAGATCCCGATCTATTCTATGATGATTACATCGTGACCGAATCTATGAACCACGATACGGATACTAGGTGGGAGAGTTACATCTCTACTGCACCCAAGCAACACGCATACCTACGTCGTATGTGTCTGACGTGTCCAGAGGTACAGCCGTGTCGTGAGTGGGCTATTAACAACGAGGAGTATGGGTTCTGGGGTGGTATGACAGCCACGGAACGTAGGTCTGAACGGGTTATGCGCGACACGCTGGTAACAGACTTCAGTCAATTGCTTGACAAAGAGGTAGAAAGAATTAGAATAAGAGAGGAGGTACGCAATGCAGATTTCGGATGAACAGTTAGAAGATATCAAGGAGTCATGGCAGTTAATACAATCGTTACCTCCTGACTTCCACCGGAACGCTAGGATATGGTGGAATACTAAGGCTAATCCGATTGTCAAGGATGCTGTTATCTCTGCAACTTACTACGAAACCATGGTGTTTAACATAGAAAGTGATGCAAAGAAAGTGGTCAATGATGCTTGAGTTACTGGTGATGTTCTCTATAGGCTTAAATATATTTCAGCACTTGATAATTAAACGACAAAGAAACTTTGCTAGGGCGGCACGTGCCTTAGTATCGAGGAGGTAACAATGCGTCAGCGCAAGAAAGAAATGGATGCACTCATAAAATTACTGGAACAACCAGCCGAGTCCGTTGATGATCTTGCAGATGATGTATGGGAACTGATAGACAACGCTCGCCGAGGTCGAGAAGTGTACGCTATAGGCGTAAACTATAAGGGTGTCGGTCAGTTTCTCTTCGGTCCTTATGAGTCGGAAGCAATGGCTCGCAAGGATATCGAAGGTAGGGGAAGTGTTCGTGGGCTAGGTACTGAGGATACGGGGAAGGTATTCAAGGTCTTAGTTCCCACGGACATTTTTCCGAAGGACGAACAAATTGATATGTTTGACCTTCGATAACTTGGGTATAAGTAGATATAAATTATGGGACTATTTATATATATATAGTTATATATATAATACATGATTATAATTATAATTAAATATATATATACACTATTTCTGATATGGTAGTGAATGTATACGCTATTAGTAGTATGGTAGCGATTCCCTCGAGGGGGTGGAAGTGGCTTTACTCCTTTCTACATTTCCACCCTCTCACTATTTGCTTTAAGATAACAACAACAAGGAAGGACACATAGTGTCTCTGAAAATAAATGGGTATGATGTGCCAGTGCACATCTCATACTCACAGTTAACCACTTGGCTTGACTGTGGGTGGAAGTACTACCTGTCTCGTATCGAACAGATACCAGAGGGTGGTTCTTGGTGGCTAGTGGGTGGTAGTTCACTTCACGAGGCTAGTGAGGCATTCGACAAGGCTATGTACGAGATTGAGGGCAAATGAATAATCCAACGTCACCAGAAGTATTAGATGTTCTGTGGAAAGATACGTGGGATAGGGTAAAAACCGCTCACAGTGCTTCTACGGGGCAGGAAGAGGCATTGTGGAGATCTGCTGGCAGGGCTACCAAGGAGTATCCTGACAAGGAGAATGAGAAGTGGTGGGTACAGCATGGTCGTTCGATGCTGGACTCATGGGTTAGTTTCCGGACAGGAGAGAATGGCTGGACTGTATGGACTACCCCTGAGGGTATCCCTGCAATCGAACTAAACCTAAGACCAACCATGGCAGGTGTCCCAGTCCAAATGGGTATCGACAGAATCATGGTAACTCCCGAGGGAGAGATGGTCATAGTAGATATCAAGACTGGTAGGTACACACCTAACCCATTGCAGTTAGCATTCTATGCTGCTGGTATTGAGTTAACCTTTGGCATTAGACCACAGTATGGTACGTACTGGATGGCTAGGAGTGGAACTACCTCACCTCTAGTAGGTTTAGATTTCTACAGTACGGATAAGATAGAAGAGTTAGTGGCAGGTTTCGATAAGGCTCGCATGAATGAGTTACTCTTACCGAACTTCAGTCATTGTAAGATGTGTGGATTCACAGCACAATGCAAGTGGAATATGGAAGGAAAATAAAGTGACCGAAAAGAATTACGTGGTCAACGTCAAGACAACAAAGGGTACTATCGTTACCGCACGTGGTGATAGTGCTGAAGAACTAATGAATAACATTGAAGCACTCATCAAGCAGGGCGCAGGAGATGTTATCGCTGTACTAGAACAAGTGCTGACTGGTGCTCCACCAGTACCAGCAGTTACGCCCAGTTACAGCGCAGTCGATACAGTGGTTGATGCGTTAGGTGGAACGGTAGTCCAAGAGGCTTCGTTCGCACCAGTACCACCACCAGCATACGCTGCGCCAGCACCATCAATTGCAGGTACACGTACTTGTTCGCACGGAACTATGGTAACACGTAAGGGTAGCGGTGCTAAGGGTGAATGGAAGGGTTACTTCTGTCCAACACCTAAGGGTACAGCAGATCAATGTACACCACAATGGGTAACTAAGAAGGACCCAGAATGGAATACGATCTAATCCCAACAAGATGTCCTGGGCAAAGACATTAAACTGCCCGCATTCTTAGAAGGAGAAAAATGAAAACATTAGGTAGGTCCGTAGGACGTAAGGACATTGGTGGAGAACCAATGCTTCCGGTCTTCCGTGCCTTTGAGAACAATCAGGTTGTGTTCCGACGTTCTGAAGTATCAGTAATTGCGGCACAGCCTGGGGCTGGCAAGTCAACACTTGCCTTGGCACTAGCACTACGTATGCGTGAACCAACGCTATACATCTCTGCTGATACCAATGCTCACACCATGGCTATGCGTTTGTATTCAATGATCGAGGGCGTATCCCAGCGTGATGCAGAGCAAGTCATTAGTGACAACCCAGACATGGCACGTCAGGCATTGACTAGGGCTAAGCACATCTATTGGTCTTTCGATTCCAATCCTGGACTCGGTGACATAACAGATGAGGTTAGTGCAATAGAAGAACTGTTGGGTGAACCACCTGCACTCATCATTGTAGATAACTTAATGGATGTTTACAATGGTGGTGGTGATGGTCACGTGGGTATGCAATCTGTGATTCAGGAACTCAAGTACATAGCACGTAAGAATAACTCTGCTGTGATTGTACTGCACCACACTAAGGAATCTTATGGTGCTGATCCCTGTCCATCACGTGATGCTATTCAAGGTATGGTTAACCAGACACCTGCACTCATCCTTACGCTTGGTCAACACCAAGGACTAATGGCTGTGGCATCTGTTAAGAATCGTTACGGAAAGGCTGATCCATCAGGCAATACGCCTGTGTGGTTACAGTTCAATCCTGAGTACATGTATCTCGCTGACCTAGAGGAGACAAGGTGACAGAGCCGATGATCATCCTAGCCCTTATGGGCTTGCTTGCTTACCTGCTGTACCTAGATAGGAATGATTACTAATGAGTAAGAGTAAACAAAAAGGTACTGCTGCAGAAACTGCTGTAGTTAATTGGCTAGTAGGAAAAGGTAGAAAACATGTGGAACGACGATCTCTCAATGGCAGTAACGATCGGGGCGACATCGCTGGCATTCCTGGTGTTGTCCTTGAGGTAAAGAATCATGCAACCATGAAACTACCAGAATGGTTAAGGGAATTGGATGCTGAAATTACTAATGATAGTGCTGATACTGGTGTGGTTATTCATAAACGTAGAGGTACTACTAATGTTGGCGAGTGGTATGCAACCATGACAGTTGAAATGTGGCATGAGTTGCTCAAAGAGGCAGGGTACTAGTGGAGAAACACAGTATACAGCCGATACTGGAGCACTACGGTGCAACAGTACACGAAAGAGACGGATGGGTTAAGTTACGTTGTCCCTTCCACGATGATGGTCACGCATCAGCAACAGTAAATGTTGAGGAAAATGCGTTTAACTGTTTCGGATGTGGGGTAAAAGGTGATACGTATAGCATTATTATGGAACAGGAAAGGGTAGGATTTCGTGAAGCAGTCAAGATTGCAGAAGGAATTACTGGAAAGAGCAGCACTACACTACGGGCAAGCGGTGCAAAAAGCAGAAGCGTATCTCGCAACGAGAGGGATAACCTTACAAGACGCGCATACAGCCCGCCTAGGGTACGTGGAAGAGCCTCTTCTAGGGCATGAACAGTTTGCTGGCAGACTGGCTATCCCATACATAACCGAGACTGGTGTGGTTGACATACGGTTTCGTGCTATAGATGGTAGCGAACCCAAGTACATGGGTATGTCAGGTGTAGAGACAAGATTGTACAACGTACAAGCAATTCAACAGGCAGGTGATTTCATTGCAGTATGCGAAGGAGAGATCGACACGATCACGCTCCACCAAAAGTGTGGTATCCCGGCAATTGGGGTTCCTGGGGCTAACTCGTGGAAGAGGCACTACTCGCTCCTACTCCAAGACTTCCAGACTATCTATGTATTTGCTGACGGCGATCAGCCTGGTTCGGATTTTGCGAAGAAGATTGCGAAAGAAAATCAAGGAACAATTGTAATACCAATGAATGACGGCGAAGACGTAAACAGTATGTACATTAAACACGGACACCAGTTCTTTAGGGAGAAGGTAGCAGTATGAGTAAGATGAAGGATGAATGGTTTGACACCTACGGATTTGGAGAGTACGGTGACTACAGCCGTGAGGCTGGTGACCAATCTGGGCATGACAGTAAGGGAAGTAAAGGTGGTACATGGGGAAGTGACCCTTACAGTTATCGTCCCACCAGTAAAGAACTAATCACAAGTCAAGATCATTTCTATCTAGATGTCATGGCTGCTTCCGATGAAGCAGTAGAGATCTTAATTAAGAAGCACGAAGACTATGGTTCAGAAAACATTTCACGTGCACCCGGTGGTGCAATCAATGGTCTGGCTGTACGTTTGCACGACAAGGTAGCACGACTAGCAAACCTTACTGAAACTGGTAGGGATGCGAACTATGAATCGTTACGGGATACATTCATAGACATTAGCAACTATGGACTAATTGGAATTATGGTTCTCGATGGTTCATGGGATAGTAGTAAGGATACAAAGAAGTGAAACGCGTTATTGTAATACCTGATATGCAAATCCCATACCACGATCCACGTGCGGTACGGGCAGTACAGAACTTTGTTGGTGAGTACCAACCAGATGAACTGTACTGTGTAGGTGATGAGTCTGATAGTCCGGAACCATCACGTTGGAACAAGGGTACGGCTGGTGAGTACGCAGGTACACTTCAGAAGAACCTTGATAAGACCGCAGGAATCATGCTTGAATTCAAGGAACAACTTGGAGACAAACCATTCCATACAATGAGGAGCAACCATGGCGACCGTGTCGACCACTATGTTAAGAAGTACGCACCAGCACTCGCCAGTTTGCGGGACCTCGAGTACTCCAAGTTACTCAATTATCGTGAGAACGAAATTACCTATCACGATACTATCTGGCAGTTTACTCCAGGATGGGTACTGGCGCATGGAGATGAAGGCACTATCTCACGTCAAGCAGGTGGCACTGCTCTGGCTTTGGCTCGCAAGATTGGGTCTTCGGTTGTCTGTGGGCATACACATAGAGCGGGTATTCAACACGAACACCAAGGGTACAACGGGAAAATTCACAACCGTCTCTACGGAGTTGAAGTCGGACACCTTATGGATCTTAGCCAAGCGTCGTACCTAAATACTGGTTCGGCTAACTGGCAACAAGCGTTTACTATTCTTTACATTCGTAGAGGTAACGTAACTCCGGTAGTTGTCCCGATCAACGGCAGATCGTTTGTTGTTGAGGGTGAATTGTATGAATGGTAAAATCAACAATGAAGTTATCGAAACATATCGAAGCATGGTTGTGCAAATTGCATCCGAATATTGTCGCAAGTATCCGATGGTTGAACGACAAGACCTAGAGCAACACTTGTGGCTATGGTTCATTGAACACCCAGTAAAAACTAAAGAATGGTTGAAGGAAGATATCAAGGACTCAGACAAACTGTTTGCTAGATCACTACGAAATGCTGCTTACGATATGTGTGTTCGAGAGAAAGCACATAAAGAAGGCTACAGTATAGAGGATGTGTTCTGGTATCGTAAAGAGTTTGTCAAGGCTATGATCCCTGCTATCTTATCTGACAACTGGCAGAAGGTAGAGAACGCATTGTCCACTACCGGAAGGTCAACCAAGTCTCTTGAACAGTCTGACGACTGGATGGCACACGTGGCTGACATTCGTAGAGCCTTTGGTATGTTAGATGAAAAGGAACAGAACTTAGTGTTCTTGTTCTATGGTGAGGAAGTAACCTCACAAGACCTACATGAACAAGCACTACCAGAAAAGCCTTCATCAAAAGCAGCAGCGATGCAGGCTAACCGAGCACTAAATAAAATGGTAAGACACCTTGGTGGTTTTCCACCCTTCAAAGATGAGGATGAATCAAGTGATAACGAAGCGGAAACTGAAGAAAGAATACAACAACTTAGGGTTGATGTTCAAGTTAGAGCAACTGAGGAGTTCGATCCTTCAGTCTGAACTGCAGATCTTAGACAAGAAGATCAATAAACTTGAAGAAGATCTTAGGTTGGAGCGTGACATGAATTCTTTTGATCGGAAGGTCAGGGCAAAGAACTATGATCTGTAGGAACTGCCAAGACGCAGGTGATGCAAGCAAGGTAGGAAACAAGTCTATATCTCAAATGCTTCATGCTAAGTGCAGTTATCCTGATTGTTATTGTCAGCACAAATAAAAAAGATCCCCCCAAAGAGACGAGGAAATCTCTCTGGGGGGAATTCTTTTGTACAGATTAGTTTGATTTAATCTGTCGACCATCTAGGGTAATGGGTGCACTACCATCGTGGTCAATGAATAGACCTACTGGCATAGCACCACCGGACACGAACGAGTGTGCTAGTGTTATCCAAATAGTCTTACCTGCCATACCAGGATGTACCGGGTAGGAGAAGTGACCAGTGTAATCTGCCTTAGCAGTTTCTGGGTAACGGCAGAAGCGGAAGCGGATGACGCTTGGTAGACCGCCACCTGGTAGTTCTACCTGTACGGTAGTCTCCCATAGGTTACGCTTACTGCGTACTGAACCCTTCCAAGATGTTTTGCCATTAATGCGAACAGCAACAGCCTTGCCTGAAATAACAGACTGCTTATCTTTATTTGATTCTACTTTGTCAATCATTATGCCCACAATGTTTGTTGAGGATTAACTGGATTGCTTGTGCTCCAGCGAGCACCATCGCGTTCACCGAAGTGAAGGTGGGGAGCAGTGCTCTTACCTGTATTACCAGTAAGACCAATCAACTGTCCCTTTTTAATTTTCTCACCAGGCTGTACAAATATCTTAGATAGGTGTGCATACACTAGATGATTCTTGGTAGTTAATGGGTAGGTTCTACGTTGAACAATGTGCTTGCCATAGTCAGCACCCCAGTTACCTGCGGATACTACACCTTTACGTGCTGCATAGACAGGCGTACCGGTCTTGCAAGCAAAGTCAACACCATCATGCCAACCACGTTTCCAGATCTTCCCAGTCACTCCATAGTGAGTTGAGATAGGTATATTCTTAACTGGATACACTATTCGCCCTCGATGTTTCCGTAACGAAAGTCCATAGCATTTACATAGTTGATTGCTACTGGTAGTGCTGCACCTAGTGCAACAATAACAACAGGTGATAGGTTGAATGATGTTAGGTTATCTAAAACCCATACAAGTACAGCACCTGATGCTGCCTTTAACATTCCACCGAATGGGCTATCTGCTAACCAGATACCAAATTTTCTCATTATAGTTTCCTAACTGTTACTAGCAACAAACCACCGAAGCCGTTGTTGTTCTTGTCTGGGGAAGATTCATTTGTAAAACGAACCTCTTCAATTACACCTTGGAACTTCTCACCAGTACGGTAGTCAGTTACATTAACAAACTTACCTGTTTCTTCAATAGATTCAAGGCGCTGAATAAATTCCATTGCACGACCCGTGTACCCAAAGATAGTACTAAACTTATCCATTTCATTGTCGTAGCAAGATAGTGGATACTGGTACATGCGCTGACGACGAGTGGCTGGCACCGCTTTAATCTGGTAAGCCCCTAGCACAGGTAGTTCTTGGTCATCTGTTACGTTATTGAACACAAACTTAAGGGATATGTATTCTTGCTTGTTTTCAAGGGTGGTCATAAGTACATCTTGATTACTTAAACCCTCAGACAGAATAGCCAGTGAGTTTGTAGTTTCGTTCTTGTCAATAGTGTAGACCGTGACGTTGTCACCCTGACCGGTGGTGCACTGTACGTTTAGGTAACGGAAGAACTTAGGTTCAACCGTACCGTAACGAATCTTGCCTGTCTGTAACCAGCCAGTTGAACGCTTGTTTGCTGTGTGTTCTACTTGTAGTTCACCAGCAGTACCATCTTCTTGAATAACCATAACGAGACGGTCATCAAGATTGTACACCTCGGTGCAATCTGAACTATCAGTATCAAGTGATGATTGGTACTCTAGGTCATAAGCATATGCAAATGTGCCATCACTGAACTGTTGCGACAGGTCAATGCGAATTAGTATGCCATTAGTGTAAGCACCTTCATCAATTTTAGTTGCAGCGTACATGTAACTGCCACGTTCGGTAAATCCCTTAACAGGGTAACTTGTTTCAATAAGCAGTGGACCCATTACTAAGTCACCATTGCTATTTACTTGACAGATACGTACACCCTTGTTTGTTCCAACTGCAAGGTATCCAAGGTAGTAATGTATTGCGTTAACAAGTTCACCATCTGGTAGCGACATGGACATGGTTGCCCCTGGCATGTCTAATGCATTGGTTGTTTCATCGAAGTTAACTTTCCAAACTTCACCATTGTTACCACCGTTACCTGCAAGGTAGACAGGTCCGGGAGATGAAGCAACATCAATCCACTTCCAACTGCTGTTAATGTGAGTGAAGAAATTTGATAGGTAAGTATCGCTAGTTCCAAAAGTATTAACAGTTCCGCTACTATGTGTACCGGAACTTGTTGCGCCTGCGGTAGTATTGATTGTTCCTATCTTATTGTCATGACCAAAGAACATAAATCCTTTAGCGTACTTAACAAAAGCATTGTCTGAAGCGGTAGAGTGATACCTAAAGTAGATATCATCTGAGGCTGCCGTTGCAATAGTTCCCTTGTGTACGCACGTAGAACACACGGCATAATAAGTTGAACCATCAGTTGCTACAGAATAAAATGGAAAGTTAGAACCGCTGTGTCCATCTGGGTAGGTAGCACCAGCAGT